GGACTGCGCGGATGGGGAGCGGGCTGGTGGTCTCTGGGCGCCGAACAGGTTTCCGGCAAGGGTCGCTGCTCCAAGGGAGTCCCGCGCCGCTTCAAACAAAACCTTTAGTTTTCAAGGTTCTTCGGCATATCCGACCGCTGCTTTAAGCTAATCTGTGGCGGAGAGGGAGGGATTCGAACCCCCGATACAGTTGCCCGTATGCCGCATTTCGAGTGCGGTGCTTTCAACCACTCAGCCACCTCTCCGCGGCGCGCCAATTCGGCCCTCGGGGGCCGAAGCTTTGTGGCAGGCGGCAAATAACATGCGGAGCCCCGCAGGATCAAGCGCAGGGATGCTCTCGGCCGGGCGAATTTCGCTCCCCTCGTTGAATTTTCGATTTTTGCCCGAACGCCCAGTATTTGTCGCCTCTGCAATTGCGTTCTGAGCCGGCATGAATATATTGCGCGCCAATGGAGGGGTGGCCGAGTGGTTGAAGGCGCACGCCTGGAAAGTGTGTATACGGGAAACCGTATCGCGGGTTCGAATCCCGCCCCCTCCGCCAGCTAAGCCATAGCAAACCCCGAAGGCCAGCTGACCAGCGCCGGAAAACCTCGCTATTTCCGAAGGGTTTGCGGTTTCCGACCGAACTTCTGAGACTGCCGCGCCGAGCCAAATCCGGTCTCTAAAGCCCCTCCGTCTCATTCCAAGCGAACCTCGCCGAAATTGGTTCGGTCGGAAAATAGCGCTTGTTTTCAAAAGTTTGAAAATGCTGCGCAATTGTTTTGTTTGAGCTGTTTCTCCCCCCCTCGGTTTCCTTAAAACCTGCGGTGGGCATAGCAGCGCGTAGTGCTGCGTGGCGCAGAAACGCGCGATTTGTGGAGGCACTTCAAGATCCCGGAACTTTCGACGAGCTCAATGCTGACGTCGGAGTGATGGGCCAGTGCGTGAGCGATGGGAGAGCCTGCAATGCGCCGCGAAGCCGCAGCCGGAACCAAAATGCGACAATCGCGTTTCCAAACAAGGCGTCCGAGGCGTTGGGGGGGTGGGAATGAGACGTTCGGCCTTATGGCTTTTTGTGGGGGCGCTCGTCGTAGGGGGGGCGGCCAAGACTCTGGCTGAAGAAATTGTTGTTACCTCGGTCGATCTCCCAGGGGCCTCATTAAGCCAGGAAGTTACATATTCCCCTTCCAAAGCGGCTTATGAAGAAGCGCGAGATAGTGTTCTAAAGCGGCTAAAAGAAGGGGATAAGACCGCGTTTGTGAACCCGCAAACTGGTCCTTGGATGCGCGTTGAGACCACTGCAACGATTGGCTTCGAATATAAAGGGTTCGGGTCTGGAGAGGGGCGGAAACACTTAAGACAAATTTCCGCGGCCGAGGAAGCGCTCTATAAGTTCGAGCGCTCAAAGTAAACTCCAGCGACGACGTTGGGCCGCTTTTTGAACGAAACAGACGCCGATAACATGTTTAGACTCTTGGCTGTGTTCCTGCTTTTCATGGTGCTCTGGTCGGCTCCCGCCGACAGCGCAGATGAAAATACCCAGGAATTGCTCACGGCACTCAAGACCACGCCGTATTACGTTAGTCTGCCACCGTTCGATTTTTCCGCGCGGGCAACTTCGGCAGGCGTGACCAGACAGCTAACCGAATCTACGACCACAACTGAGTTTTTATCAGAGGAGTTCGGCATCGAACACCAAACGAGCCGCAATGATACGCTCTCAGAAACTTACAATAGAGACGTAAAACAGAAGATAGCAGGCTCGATCGGCTTGTCTTTCAAGAAACCTCTCGAAGGCGGCATCTCTGCGAGTTATGAAAGGGAGGAGATTACCGCCTTCGCCAAGAGTTTCGAGGTGGCATCTAAAGAGAAGCATACCGATGAGCTGAAAAAGAAAGTTGATGCCTTGAAGCAATCAAAGTTAGGTTTAGAAGTAGACGCTGGTGAAATAAACGGGTTTCTTATCCTTGAAAACGAGTCGACTGACTATATCGAAGTGACGTCTGGAAAGGTAAAATTTTCGTTCGGCGAGGAAGAACTTGGGCTTAAATCGCTCAATGAGCTCGGGGTAGAGCTCCCTCTCAGCGTGCCGCCCGCGACAGCTTCTCAGCCTCAGTTCCGGCTTCCCATCAGGCTCGATAAGTTAAACAACTACAAAGTCCTGAGCTTTATCGAACGGGGTTACCGGCCAAAAATAGTCGTCTCCGATTTGCGTTACCGAACCGGCCAAAAGGAATACTCTCCGTTCGCAATTGCAGCGGCATTTGAGAAGGGCGCATTCCAACTGGAGATTATTGACCATCGAGGTGAACGAAACACGTATGCCGTGGGTATGGCAATTGCCCCTAATCAAAGTATTACAGAGGCGTTGGATCGTCTTCCGCTAAATGTGAAAAGAAATGGCACTGCTATCGCGAGCGCACTGGGGCGTGAATCGGATTTTGATCAATTTGAAAACCCGCGCTTATACAAGCGTGCCGATTTATCAAAGGGCAAGTGGGAACTCGTAAGGCTGCTTCGTAATGAGGGTGAAGGTGTTATTTCGTTAGACGCACCCATCAGAGCCGGTGATAAATTCAGGCTTGTTTTCGTCACCAAAGATGACGTGGTGCATGCAACAACCGATCTGTTCTCGTTCAACATTGCCGAACTGGGCTCGGCGGGCTTCAAGCCGTCGACGGTTTTCAGAGCAAATGGTTCTGAGGTGCCAGGTGCGGGCCTGTTTCTTCAGGACGATAGTTCGAGTTACTGCTTAATCGAGCAAGAAAAAGAGCTTTTTCGAATCACACCCGGGACCGTTATCCGAATGAGGGTTAGTTCTTGGAAATTAATAGATCAGACTGTCAATATTAGCCCGAAAGATGAATACCCGATTGCCTCGGATCCGAGAGCTACCCCTTGGACCAAAGGTCGCCAGTTTTGGCAGCACATAGCAAGATTTACGACGGTAAGCGAGGTATCCATAAGGCCACGACGAGAGGAGATTAGGCGCGGATTTCTCGAAGATTATGGCGTTCTGATTAAGGTCAATCAGACAGACAACCCGGTCAATGTAGCCACTTTCGTTCTCTCAAACGGTCGCGTTGTCGTCGAAGGTGCGTCGGGGGCGATACTACTGGAGTTCACCGTCAGAAGCGCCGATTTCGGCATGAATGCTGGCGTACTTTGCTTCAAGCCAGAGATAGGCGTGAAACAAGAAGTGGCAGGGCGCTCTTGGAGTTGGAATTTCCCCGGAGGAACCGCCACAACGCCCGGCTTTGCGCAAACCATTCAAGCTTACGCAAATGAGCTCAATGCGTGGCAGTCAGAAATGCCCAGGAGGCAATACCCGCTTTACGAGCGGCGCGTCAGCAATCTCGAGGTAGAGGTCGTTAGACCGGTCATGATTGCAAACTAAACCAGCGTTTCCACCTTGAGCGGCCTGGGGCCTGATGACTAGAGCAGGCCTCAGCCCTGACGTTGGTTTACAATTTCCACTTACTAGGGTCGGCGGCATTTCTAAGCGGCATCATTGCTCTCTTATGCCGGAATTTACGTTCTGATCGGCTTCTTGCTGCCTAGCGAATTGGTGGTTCGAAGGATTGCGGAAAGCTCAAAGGGTCTATTACTTGGGGCTGCCGTTCTGATCAACCTCGCTGCGGCAGTGCTGAAGGCCATAAACGGCTGAAACAATGCAGCCACTGCTCCAAAATTAGTCCATTGCGCCAAGCAAAAGATAGCGAAAGTCTGGCGCGGCATCTCTCATAGACAGTATGGGTGTTTCCAACCCTTCGGCGAATCGGCATCAAACACCCGCGCTATCTGCTCCGCCCACGGTAAATAGCTCGCCTTGACGAGGTCGTTGACCGAGACGGACGGCGGGATGCGCCAGAGGAGGAGGCGGTCGAGCACTTCGGGCGAGAGATACGCCAGCCGCATGATCCGGCTGACATACCGGTCGGTCACTTTCTCGGCCCGGGCGATGTCCTGGAGCGTGGCTGCCTCACCGCTCTCAAGCCGCCGCCGCCACGCCCACGCCCTGCCGAGGGCGCGTAAAATATGCGGGTCCTGCGACCGGGCCTGAAAGTCCGGCTCCGACTCCGGCGGCAGGATTTTGGGCCGCCCGTTGCGACGCCTGAATGTCAACGGGATGAAGACCCGGATGGTGTCGTCTGCGTTGGTCATTCGGCGGCCTCCTTATGGGCGGTGGCTGAAAGGTCTCTGACGAGAGCGGCGAGGCCGTTGTTGCGCAGATCGACGGCGATGCCGGCGGGGCCCACCGTGACCCTGTCGACGAGCAGCCGCACGATCCGAGCCTGCTCCGCCGGGAACAGCGCGTCCCATAGTTCGTTGAAGCGCCGCAGCGCCTCGACGATCGCCTTCTGTTCAACGCGGAGTCCGTCCTGCCGGTAAGCAGCGATCACTCGCGCCGCGACCTCCGGCGCGGCGATCAGACGCCGCAGTTCGGCAATGACGGCGCCGTCCGCCACGGATGCTGACAGGCGCAACGGGGCCGCCTCGTCCGCGATGGCGCGGTTCCGGATCAAATCCATCGAGGTGTAGTAATGATAAAGGCGCTCGCCCTTCCGTGTGAACGTCGGCGTCATGGCCGCGCCTGTCGTCGTGAAGATCAACCCCTTGAGCAGCGCCTCTGAGCGATTTCGGTTCTTGGCCCGTCGTTCGCGCGGGCTCTCTTTCAGAATCGCGTGAACGCGCTCCCACAACTCCTTGCCAATGATCGCCTCGTGTTCGCCGGGATATGACGTTCCCTTGTGAACTGCTTCGCCGAGATAGACACGATTGCTGATCAGCTTGTAGATGAAGCCCTTGTCGATGATTCTGCCGCGCTTGTTGGTGACGCCTTCGGCCTGCAGCGTGCGAGCCAATGTGGACGCGGATCCGAGCGCGACAAAGCGCTCGAAGATCATGCGCACTGTGGCGGCCTCGGCTTCGTTGATCACGAGCTTGCGGTCTTTGACGTCGTATCCCATTGGCACGAAGCCGCCCATCCACATGCCACGTTTGCGGGATGCGGCGAATTTATCCCGGATGCGCTCGCCGATTACTTCCCGCTCGAATTGTGCGAAGCTCAGAAGGATGTTGAGCGTCAGACGCCCCATGGACGTCGTCGTGTTGAAGGACTGGGTGACAGACACGAAAGTCACATTGTTGCGATCGAATGCCTCGACCAGCTTTGCAAAATCCATGAGCGAGCGGCTGAGGCGATCGATCTTGTATACGACGATTACGTCGACCAAGCCCGCATCGACATCACTCAGTAGCTTTTGCAATCCGGGACGGTCCAGTGTGCCGCCGGAGAAACCGCCATCATCGTACCGATCGCGGACGGCGACCCTTCCCTCGGCCTTTTGGCTTACGACATAGGCTTGGCACGCATCGCGCTGCGCGTCGAGCGAGTTGAATTCCTGCTCCAGACCCTCTTCAGAGGATTTGCGCGTGTAGATCGCACAGCGAGAACGTTTCGGCGTCACGGTGACTGAAGCCCTGCTCATGCGCCGCTCCTCTGCTTGTCGCGAAAGCCAAAAAAGCGAAACCCGTTCCAGTTCGTGCCAGTGATGGCCTTCGCGACTGCCGACAGGGAGCGATACTTGCGCCCCTCCCATGCGTAGCCGTCGGCAAGAACTGTGACTGTATGTTCTGCGCCATCCCATTCCCGTATAAGCTTCGTGCCAGGGCTCGGGTTGCGGCCGTCCTCCGCCATTCGCTTTCGATCGATCTTGCCCTCGATCTCGTCGGCAAGAACATCTAGCGCGCGTCGCGTGTCGCGCGACAGACCGCCGTAGGTCAGTTCCTGGATCCTCGCGGCGATGCGGACCTCCAGAAACGACCGGCTGTTGTTGGGCGCCGCCGCGCCGAAGAGCGACTCCCACTTCACTTTCAGTTCATTCACCGACAGGCGATGCAGCGCCGCCAGTTGCGCCAGGACGGCCCCGTCCGTCGCCTTATCCTCCCCTGGCCGCGGCGCGGCTTGCGGCCTGGATTTTGCGGCGTTCCTACTCATCATCACGTCCTCCTCTCGCGAAGTTTGCGACGTCGAACACCGCTCTTCAGGGGCGAGAAGTCGACGAAACTTTCTCCGTCGGCTGGCGATAAAGAACTGGACTGTTCGGGCTGGACGCGCCTGAGCCCCGCGCACAAGAGGCGGGCGAGTTCGTCGAGGCGCTCGGAAGCCGTCATCTGCTCGGGCGGCGTCCAATTTGGCGGAGTAGGAACCGTGCTCATTGAGACCGTTCGAAATTGATGGCGATGAGCGAGGGATGCTGCACGGATTACCAATAAGCAAGCATTTTCAGTGTGTTGCGAAATTGTGAGAAATCATTCGAAGCCCCGAGAATGTTTGCGGGTTGGAAAAGTTCGGGCCTCCGATCAGTTTGTGGTCGCACGTCAGGGAGAATCACATTGTTCCTCCGGATACGCGGCCGTCCGACAGAAATCGTTTGACGGGAGGGTTGATCACGTTCTACGTCAATCCGCGTAAGAGCGTGACTGACAGAGGAGTGGTATCGCCATGTCGAACTCATGACAACCGGTGGCCCCACTTTCGGGCTGATGATCTCGAAAGCTCGCAAGGAAAAGGCGCTCAGCCAGAAAGACCTGGCTGCCATGATCCTCAAGGAGGAAGATGGCGCTGCGATCTCGCCGCAGTATCTGAATGACATCGAACACGATCGTCGAAGCCCGACATCCGATCACCTGATTCGTCAATTCGCCAAGGCGCTCGGTCTGCAAGAAGACTTGCTTTTTGTTCTCGCCGGCAAGATTCCAGACGATGTACGAAGGCGGGTGAGAAACGCAGACGAAGCTGCGGTGGCTTTCATGAATTTCCGGAAGTCGATCACGAAGAAGTAGGTAGGCGCATGGTGAAGATGCTTCGAGATCCCACAGGGCGCTTTGCCGAACGGCCTTTCTACGCGCCCGAAGAACTGGATCGAGATTGCGAGCGCGCTGTCTCAGCATTCCTTCGGAAGCGTCGGAGCGACGTGCGTTTCCCGATTTCAACTGACGACCTGCACGTCCTGATCGAGCAAGAAGGCGCCGATCTCGATTCCTGCGTCGACCTGTCCAGCTACGGCGTCGACGTGGAGGGCGTCACCATCTTCCATCCTGATCGCGGGCCGGAAGTGAAAATCTCCGAGCGTCTCGCCAATGATCCCCGGCGCGAGAACCGGCTGCGCACGACTCTGGCACATGAATTCGGCCATGTCCGTTTCCATCGTCACCTCTGGCAGGACAAGCTCGCTACGGGAAATCTCTTCGCCAAGCGGGACAACGACAACACCGCAATCTGCAAACGCGACCAGATCCTCAACGCCCGCCAATCCGACTGGATGGAGTGGCAGGCCGGCTACATCAGCGGCGCCATCCTCATGCCGGCCTCATCGGTGCGCACCTTGGTGCGGGAGTATTGTGAGTCGCAGGGGATATTCGGCTCCGTGGACACGGGCTCGGAGCATGCCGGGATCCTGGTCGAATCGGTCAGAGCTGAATACCAAGTATCTGAAGAGGCAGCGAGAATCCGCCTTCTGGCTTTGAAGGTCCTGGCTCCCGCGGGCGAGCGCAACGCGCTGTTCCCGTAGTTTTCCCCGCAAATCCGCTGAATAGCGTATTTTTTCGATTGACTACGATCTGGGCTCAACTACGCTGTTTAGCGGATCAACGGATTCTGCTGATAGGAGCCCGATCTTGACCGCTATTGCTAAGCTTATTCGCCATACCCCCGGCAACGACCTCAAAGCTTATTTCGCGAGCCGGAGCGCGGAATTCCTCGAGCCGGCCATCCCTTGGACCGGTCAAAAGAACGTCGTAATCCAACAGGTCCTCGGCATCGTCGACCAGCTCGACGACGTGACCCGCAACCGCTTGACGCTCGATGCGGAGCGGATCGAGCGCATGACAAATGAGGTCGGACAGGCCGCGATCATGTCTGTCGTAAACGCAGGCGCCCGCGCCAAACTCGCCGCGATGGACTCCCACTACGCGCGCGCTCTGTGGCTCTATACGACCAACGCAGCCAAGTTCGAGCAGGCGGCAGACGTTTCCTTCTTCGAAAACGCCCGCAGCGCTCGAACTTGGGACGGCTACCATGCTGTCGCCGGCCAGGTCGTAAAACGCGACCAAACGTCTCTCGGCGCTCTTGAGCAGGAAATCCAGTGCCTCTTCGCCGAGGGCGACGTCTGCAAGGCGGAAGTTTTCGAGCGCGAGCGCATTGGGGATGATGGAAAGATCAGCCGCCTGATCCATGTTTCCGTCTATCGCGAGTGCATGCCGAATAGCACCCTGGTCTTCCGCAACAAGGACCTCGATCTGCTGATTTTCCGTCCTGCTCGCGAGGTGGCCTTCACCTATGATCCGATGTCTGGCGCCGTTGAGGTCGTTTCCCACACCAAGGACAGTCGCGCGAAGCTTGCTCGGATGTTCGTCAAGCATCTGCTCGGCATCGACCATGAGACGACGCCGCTGCCGATCCGCCGCATCAACATGGCCCGCTTTCTCGATCCGCGCGATTTCACGTGGGATCCCCAAGACGGAATCAGCGGCGTCAGCGTGAAGCTCCTCAAAATTCTCCCCGCTGACGGCCGCGCTTTCATTACGATCGAACCGAGGGAAAAAGATGATTACCCGCTCGAGATCCTGCAGGACCTCTTCGGCGGTCATGCGCCGATGAGCGCCGGGTGCATGGTCTATGAGGCGATCCTTGTGGTGCAGTTCAAGCCCGATAGCGTCAACCCGCGAGGCAAGAAAATTTCCGTGCGCCTGCGCCATCCCAACGGCTGCGATCTGACTGAGAAGACAGCCAAAGAGAGGCTGCTGGCCAACAAGTATCTGCATCGCTGGGAAATCTTCGAGGATGTCGCGTCTTGATCCGCGTGATCCCGCAGCGCCATTTGCTACAAACCCTCATAGCAATCGCTGATCAAGATAAAATGGAGTTCAGCCCCGAGCATTTCTCGGGGCTGAATGCGCTTGAGCGGTCTTGCCTTCAGTCGATGGACATTCTGATTGACGGTCAGCCTTATGAGTCGATTTGGGTCGAGACGGTCGATGGGCCGATCGAAGCCCCCGTGTTCGTCGATCCGAGCAGAAACGAGATTACCCTGTATCATCCGGAAGAAGGGCCAATGCTGATCTCTCCGGATGACGTTAGGCGACGGAAGATCGACCCTGATCGATTCGCGACATGGACTATGCATGCGCTACTGAAAATGCCTGCGACGCGGAAACCGGAAGAAATTGTGCCGGGATACGCATGGGATCTGGGCACACCCCGATTGGGTAAAAAGACCGGGATAAAAGTTGTTCTTGCACGCCGGCTCATGGATCACGTTGTTAGAGAAAACATAGGTCATGAGCTCTATCTGACGCAGTCCAATCCGCGCACCATCGTCCTCACGACAACGTCGAGTATGCCACCCGATCTGCGCATCCAAAGGGCCAGCGTTGTCGTGCCATTGCTCGATGTAATTTCCCGGGCAGATGACGAGCCCGGCCTGGACCTTGAACGCCTTGCTATGTTTGCGGAACGCGGATCGACCACCACCATCGCCGAAAAACGTCCTGTCGAATGTGAGGAAGATGGCAGCTGGTTGCGGATTTATGACCGGGAATATTCGTTCCGCGGCGGCAAGAAGGCCATCATCCGCATACTTTTCAACGCATGGGAGCGCGGGGATGTGTGGGTGCCCGTTTCCAGGCTGTTGCATGAGTATAAAGCCGGGACACGTCTTGAGGACGTATTCAAAGACGGCCGCGCTGGTCACAAGGACAAGTGGCGCGATTATCTCGAAATCAAGGATCGCAAAGCGCGTCTGATTGTCGTTGATCTCTAAACGCAGTCAGGGAAGATTCATGAAAGGCCGCCCCCCGGGCGGCCTTTTTCACTTCTGAGAGTTTTCACCCCGGTTTTCACCCCTCTCTCCCCCCAGTTCTCACCCTCCGCGTCGGCGATCTTGTTCCCACGGTTTCGAACGAACCGACGGAGAACCGAATGACCACGCGGCATTTGAACCAGACCGAGCTCGCTGCTCGCTGGACGATCTCGCCCCGCACGTTGGAGCGGTGGCGGTTTACGGGCGAAGGCCCGAAATTCATCAAGATCGGCGGGCGCGTCGCGTACCGCCTCGAAGACATCGAGGCGTATGAGGCGGAGCAGATCCGTCAGGCGACCCCTGGCATCCGTCGCGCCTCTTACAATGGGGTGCGCGCGTGACGATCCCCAACCACATCACTCTCGAATCGCTCCCTCGTCTGCCAGTCGGCGAGATCGTCGCCCTCCCGGCGGAGGAGCTGGCTCGCCTCCAGCATGAGGCCGAAGAGGCGCTGCGCAAGGCGAAGCTCACCGTCGCCTGGCTCGACGGCGCCCTCACCCTAAAATACGCCGACCGCGCCAAGGCGGCGCGCGGCGAGACTGGGAAGGACTTCGGCGTCGCCCGCTTCTTCGACGGCGTCGTGCAGATCGTCGCGGATCTGCCGAAGCGCGTGGAGTGGGAACAGCGCGCGCTGGGCGAGCTCGTCGAGCGCATCAAGGCCGAAGGCGACGACCCGGCCGAGTATGTCGAGATCAGCCTCAAGGTCTCGGAGCGCAAATACGCCTCCTGGCCCAATCACATCCGCTCGCTTTTCGAGCCGGCCCGGACGGTGCGCGCGGGCAAGGAAACCTTCGAGCTGATCGTCGGCAAGGAGGGCGTGTGATGACGCTCCCGATCATTCTCGCCGATCAGCGCCTCGCGGAGCATCGCGGCATCAAGGCGGAGATCTTCGGGAAGAGCGGCGTCGGCAAGACTTCGCTGCTCTGGACGCTCAATCCCGAGACGACGTTGTTCTTCGACCTCGAAGCGGGCGATCTCGCGATCGAGGGCTGGAGCGGCGACGCCATCCGCCCGCGCACGTGGGAAGAGTGCCGCGACTTCGCGGTTTTCATCGGCGGGCCGAACCCGGCGATCCGCGACGGCCGCCCCTATAGCCAGCGTCACTACGACGAGGCGGTCGCCAAGTTCGGCGATCCGCGGGCTCTCAACAAATACCAGTCGGTCTTCGTCGACTCGATCACGGTCGCCGGTCGCTTGTGCTTCCAGTGGGCCAAGGATCAGCCGGAGGCCTTTTCGGAGAAGACCGGCAAGCCCGACGTGCGCGGCGCTTACGGCCTGCACGGTCGCGAGATGATCGGCTGGATCACGCACCTCCAGCACACGCGCGCGAAGGACGTCGTCTTCGTCGGCATTCTCGACGAGAAGCTCGACGACTTCAACCGCAAGATTTTCGCGCCACAGATCGATGGCGCGAAGACCGGCCTCGAGCTCCCCGGCATCGTCGACGAAGTGATCACGATGACGGAGATGGCCGACGCGGAGAAGAACCTTCACCGCGTCTTCGTCTGCCAGACGCTGAACCCGTGGGGCTATCCCGCGAAGGACCGCTCCGGTCGTCTGGATCTCGTCGAGGAAGCGCATCTCGGGCGCCTCATCGCGAAGATCGGCCAGCCTGGCCGCTCCCCTCTCGAACGTCTCGTGTTCAGCCGCCCTGCGCCGGCTGCGGACGCCTCATCCACCACCAATCGCTGACAACAAGGAGATTCCAATGTCTTCGTGGACCGATTTCAACGACGCGCGTCCGGTTAACAACATCATTCCGAAGGGCACAATCGCCAAGGTTCGCATGACGATCCGCCCGGGCGGCTTCGACGATCATGCGCAGGGCTGGACCGGAGGCTACGCCACGCGCGGCACGACCGGCGCCGTCTATCTCAACGCCGAGTTCACCGTGCTGGAAGGGCCTTACGCGCGCCGCAAGGTGTTCTCGATGATTGGCCTCTACAGCCCCAAGGGTCCGGACTGGGCAAACATGGGTCGCGCCCTGGTTCGTGGCATTCTCAACTCGGCGCGCGGCCTTTCCGACAAGGACGTGTCGCCCGAGGCGCAAAATGCGCGTCGCATCGCCGGCTTCGCCGACCTCGACGGCATCGAGTTTGTGGCGCGCATCGATGTCGGGACCGACACCAACGGCGACCCGAAGAACGAAGTCCGCGGCGCGGTCACGCGCGACCACAAGGACTACGCGGCGCTGATGGGCGGCGCTCCCGCCAATGGCGGCGGCTATCAGCAGGCGCCGGTCTATGCCGCGCCGGCTCAACATGCCTCGGCTGCGCCTGCTGCTCCCGCCGCGCCGTCCGCTGGCGTCCATCCCACCTGGGCGCAGTAGGAGGCGACGCCATGATCCTCCGCTCCCGCCAAAAAACCTTTGTCGAGCGCAGCATCGCTGCGCTCGGCGAGCACGGCAACACGCTCGGCGTGGCGCCCACCGGCGCCGGCAAGACCATCATGCTGTCGGCGGTCGCCGGCGAAATGATCAAGGACAGCGCCGCCAAGGCCTGCGTGCTCGCCCATCGCGACGAGCTCATCGACCAGAACAGCGCCAAATTCGCGCGGGTGAATCCGGGCGTCGCGACCTCGATCGTCGACGCCGCCGGGAAGTCTTGGGCCGGGCAAGTCACGTTCGCCATGGTCCCCACGCTCTCGCGCGCCGCCAATCTCGACGCCATGCCGGCCGTGGATCTCCTCGTCATCGACGAGGCCCATCACGCCGTCGCCGACAGCTACCGCAGGATCATCGACCGCGCGCTCCAGCGCAACCCCATGGCCCGCATCTTCGGCGTGACGGCGACGCCAAACCGTGGCGACAAGAAGGGGCTGCGTCAGGTCTTCTCCAATGTCGCCGACCAGATCCGTATCGCCGAGCTCATCGCCTCTAATCATCTGGTCAAACCCCGCACCTTCGTCATCGACGTTGGTGTCCACGAGGCGCTGAAAAAAGTGCGCCGCGTCGCCGCCGACTTCGACATGGGTCAGGTCGCGGAAATCATGGACAAGGAGCCGGTCACCGCTGCGGTGATCGCGCACTGGAAAGAAAAGGCCAGTGACCGTCAGTCCGTGGTCTTCTGCTCTACGGTCGAGCATGCCCGCAACGTCACGGACGCCTTTTGCGCCGCGGGCGTCAAGGCGGCGCTCGTCCACGGCGAGATGGGCGACGACCTGCGCCGCGCGACGCTCGCGGCTTATGCCGAGGGCCGCACGCAGGTCATCGTCAATGTCGCGGTGCTGACCGAAGGGTGGGACCATCCGCCGACGTCCTGCGTCGTGCTGCTCCGTCCGTCGTCCTTCAAGTCCACCATGATCCAGATGGTCGGGCGCGGCCTGCGCACGGTCGACCCCGAAGAATACCCGGGCGTCATCAAGAGCGATTGCATTGTGCTCGACTTCGGCACGTCCAGCCTGATCCACGGCTCTCTGGAGCAGGACGTCCAGCTCGACGGACGTGAGGGAGTTGGAGAGGCGCCCTCGAAGACCTGCCCGGAATGTGACGCGACCGTGCCGGCCGCCGTGACGGAATGCCCGCTGTGCGGTCATGTCTGGGAAAGCGAAGCGGCTGGCTCCGAGCGCGGTCAGCTGGGCGCCTTCGTGATGACCGAGATCGACCTTCTGGCGCGCTCCAGCTTCCAGTGGGCCGACCTCCATGGCGACGGCGCGGCGCTCATCGCGAATGGCTTCAAGGCCTGGGGCGGCGTCTTCTTTCTCAACGGGGCTTGGTATGCCGTCGGTGGCGCACAGAACAAGCCGGCGCGGCTGCTCTCGGTCGGCGAGCAGATGGTCTGCCTCGCGGCGGCCGATGACTGGCTGAACGATAACGAAACCGACGAGAGCGCGCACAAGACGCGCAGCTGGTTGAAACAGCCGGCGACCGACAAGCAGTTGGCCTATCTGCCGCCCGATTATCGTTTGAACTACGGGCTGACGCGCTACCAGGCGTCGGCCCTGCTGACCTTCCACTTCAATCGTGGCGCGGTCCGTCGGCTCGTCTTCGGAGCGGATCAATCGGCGCGCGCGGCGTGACGGGGGCGATCATGTCGATCACGCCCTTGCAGCGTCTCGCCGCCGCCCGGCCCAAAACCATCATTTGCGCGGTCTGCCGGAAACGGTGCTGCGGGTTTGGCTATGCCGATCCGTGGGCAAAGGACTGGCCCGCGCCGACGGCCTGGTTCTGCTCGAAAAAATGTCAGCGGCTTTACGCCGCGCAGGCAAGGAATCCGCAACTCATGGCCATTCTCTCCAAACACGAATCCGACGCCATCCGCGCCACGATGAAGCGGATCCCCGACATCATCGACCGCATCGGGTGGGAGAAGCGTTTTGCCGACCTCTCCGAACAGGAGGCCTTCGATCTGATCGCCGAGATGGTTTCGGGCTTCCAGGAGTCGATGGGCGAAATCGCCAAGACGACCGACGCGGAGGTCCCGTTCTGATGCTGGACTACAATCACAAGCCCTCCCTGTCGGAACGAGTCAACGCGGGAATCGACGCGGCGCTTGTTTCGGAAAACGCCGCCCGGCCGCCGCGCGACTATCTCGGCGGCTCGCGCATCGGGCATGCCTGCGAGCGCGCGCTGCAGTTCGAATTCGCCGGCGCGCCCAAGGACGAGGGGGCGGACTTCTCGGGCCGTTCGCTTCGCATCTTCGCCATCGGACATGCGCTCGAGGACCTCGCTGTCCACTGGCTGCGGGCGGCTGGCTTCGATCTCTACACCCGCAAGGGCAATCGCCGTGATGGCGAGCAGTTCGGCTTCTCCGTCGCCGGCGGGCGCATCCGCGGGCATGTCGACGGGGTCATCGCCGGCGTCGCCCCGCCGCTCTCTGTCAGCGCCCCGGCGCTGTGGGAGCACAAGACCATGAACGCGAAGAACTGGCGCGAGACGGTGGCCAAGGGCGTTGCCGTTTCGAAGCCGGTCTATGCGGCACAGATCGCGCTCTACCAGGCCTACATGGACGCGGCCATTCCGGGCGTCGCCGCGAACCCCGCGCTGTTCACCGCCACCAACAAGGACACCGCCGAGCTCCACCACGAGCTCGTGCCGTTCAACGCCGAACTGGCGCAGCGCATGAGCGACCGCGCCGTGCGCATCCTCGAGGCGACCGACGCCGGCGAACTGCTGCCCCGCATCGCCCGCACCCCCGATTTTCACGAATGCCGCCAGTGCCCCTGGTCGAACCGCTGCTGGAGCCTGCCGCAATGAGCGACGACAACATCATTCATTTCAACCCATGGCAGGACTTCAACGACGTTTCGGCGATCATCGATCCAGCCGACATCGAGCCCGACGTCGAGCAGCTGAAGATTTTTCTCGACGTGGTCTTCTCTTATTGCGAGGGCCTGATCCCCGTGCGCGGCTTCGTCGACAAGGGCCAGAACCTCGACGACCGACCGAACAACAACATCTGGATCGAGGCGGACAAGTACGCGATCGACAAGCTCGTCACCTTTGTCAACTGGGCGTGGCGTGAGGGATCCGCCGTCTATGTCGTGCCGGGCACCGTCGCCGCGACGGGACAGGCGAAGGCCGAAGAAGTCATCCAGATGCAGACCGTCGTCGTCGATCTCGACGACGGCGACATCGCCGCCAAATACGAGCACCTCATCGACCATCTCGGCCTGCCGACGCTCGTCGTCGAGAGCGGCGGCCGCACCAAGGAAGGCCAGCCCAAGCTCCATGTCTGGTGGAAACTGACCGAGCCGGCGACAGGCGAGGACATCCAGACCGTCTGCCAGCTGCGCGCCGACATCGCCTGCAAGATCGGCGGCGACTGGCATTTCCGCTCCGCCCAGCAGCCGATCCGCGTCGCTGGCTCGGTCTATCACAAGGGCGGTTTCCGCCGCGCCGTCACCATCGGTCAGCACAACCCCCACGTGGAGGTCGAACTTCGCGAGTTCGCCGATCGCGTCGACAACATGATCCGCTTCATCCATGCCGGCCCTGAGGCGGTGGAGCGCGAGAAGCCAACAATCCACGAAGTGCTGACGACGCCGGTGCGCGAGGGCGGCGTCGACGGCTGGTCGCGCTTCGCCGGCATCAGTGCCGCCGCCGGCCATTATATCCGCCTGGTCCACAAGGGCGAAATGAGCCCCAACGACGGGTGGGAGGCGATCTGCCAGTATAACGCCGCCATGGTGCGCCCGCCGTGGCCGCTGACGCGCCTCAAGCTCGAAGCTGACCGGCTGTGGGCGAAGCACATCGAGAAGAACGGGCCGCCGCTCATCCGCCTCGACGCGGACGCCGCCCCGCGCTCGCACGCTTTGCCGGTGTTCTCCTTCGGCGAGCTGCTCGACGACGTCTCGCCCATGCCGGACGACATCATCGCGCCGCGCTTGCTGACGCCAGGCGGGTTGCTGGTTTTGGGCGGGGCGCCGAAGGTCGGCAAGAGCGATTTCCTGATCTCTCTGCTCGTGCACATGGCCGCAGGCGTTCCCTTCCTCGGCTTCGCGCCACCGCGGCCCTTGCGGATTTTCTACCTGCAGGCCGAGATCCAATACCATTATCTGCGGGAGCGCATGCAGGGCATCCGGCTCGACGCGGCCGTCGTGACCGCGGCGCGCGACAATCTGCACGCGACGCCGAAACTCGAGGTCATCCTCGATGACAAGGGCCTCGCCCGCGTCGCCGACGCCATTCGCGCGCGTTTCCCCGACTGTCCGCCCGACATCATCTGTCTCGACCCGATCCGCAATCTGTTCGACGGCGGCAAGGATGGCGGCGAGAACGACAATGCAGCGATGATGTTCTTTCTCACCGAGCGGGTCGAGAGGCTGCGCGAAGCTGTGGCGCCGGAGTGCGGCGTCATTCTCGCCCACCACACGCGCAAGATGCTGCGCAAGGCCCTTGCTGAGGACCCGTTCCAGGCGCTCTCCGGCGCCAGCGCGCTGCGCGGCTTCTATACGACCGGACTGCTCATGCACCAGCCGGATGAGGACGACACGGCGCGCAGGCTGGAGATCGAACTGCGTAATGGGCCGTCACTTCCGGCGAAGCTGATCGACAAGGTGCACGGCCGCTGGATCGAGCTCAATCCAATGAACGAGCGCCTCGTGCGCAAGGACTTCGGCGAGAAACTCGACGCGGAGCGCCTGCGCAAGCACGACGTCATTCTCGGCATCCTTCTCGATGAAGCGGAAGAAGAACGACTTTATGTCACCAAACAGTTCGCCGAGAAGTTCGAAAACCAGGCGGGACTCGGCAGCAAGCATACTATCCAGGACCGCCTTGGCGTGCTGGCGACAAAGGGTTTCATCAAATTCCTGCGTGACGCATCGTCCTTCGGCTTCCCCGTCACGCGCTCACACTTCGGGTATCTCTGCGTCGAGGGCATGACCTTCGGCAGGCCTGATGAGAGCATCGACCCGACCACCGGGGAGGTCATTTCGACCCCGCGCCGGGTGCTGCCGAGCCACTACAAATGCCCCCAATCGGCCGCTTGTCTCGCGGTCGAAAACCCCGAGGTCTGGGTCTATCCGGAAGGGTCGGAAGGCGATGTCTCTCATATGAGAGGGGCCCCCCTCATATGAGAGACAAAATCAAAATCCGTTCAAATTGCATGTGTTGCGGGGAAAATATGAGAGGGGTTGTCTCTCATATTTCTCTCATCCCCCTCTCATGGTTTTCGCCACAAAAGCATACACTTACGGCGAAAATATCAATTAGGTCCGAAAGCTCCCATACTACGTATGGGAGGGCCAACCATGAGTGTTGGCCCTTCCTCCCATACGTGGGTTTCGCCCGTGGGCCGCCCTGATCCGCGTGCCCTCAGACGACGGCGGCCCAAGTAACGCGACTCACCCAAGCCGCCGTCGCCCCCCCACCACCGATGACCCCTTCAACGAGGCGATCACCCATGGCTTCGACGACTCTGACTCTGCCCGCTTCAATGGCAAGCCCGGCGGCAATTCAAACTTCCGCTCCGGAAACGGACGCTATTCTCGCCCTCGACCTCGGCACGACCACTGGCTGGGCGTTGCTTTCCCCAGACGGTATCGTCACCAGCGGAACCGCATCGTTCAAACCGAGCCGTTACGACGGCGGCGGCATGCGCTACCTGCGTTTCAAAGGCTGGCTCGACCAGTTGCGCAATTACGCTGGGCGCATCGACGCCATTCACTTCGAGGAGGTGCGCCGTCACATGGGCGTCGACGCCGCCCATCTCTACGGCGGCTTCCTCGCGACGCTGACCACCTGGTGCGAGCACGAGACAATTCCCTACCAGGGCGTGCCGGTCGGAACGATCAAACGCTTCATCACGGGCAAGGGCAACGCCGACAAGTGCGCAGTCATCGAAGCGGTGAAAGCGCGCGGCTTCAATCCGGTCGACGACAACGAGGCCGACGCCATCGCCATCCTGCTCTGGGCCATGCAGACGAAGGGAGGCGTGCAATGATCCGCGGACGCAAACGCAAGCCCGGGCTGCGCTACGACTGCGGCAAACTCCGCCGCGAGGAGACCGAACGCGAAGCCATGGCGACGGCGATCGCAGCGCGCCAGCGCCATTACGGCGTTACCGCGAAGCAGGCGCGTGACGAACGACTTGGAACGTCGCTGGGACGCTTGGCCTTTCGCAAGCTGATCAGCGACACGCAATACCAGGCCGGCGTCGTCTTCGGCGAGCTCTACCAGCGCCACCACATCGTGATGGGATTGCCCGTGCCGAGCCCGCGGTCGGTCGCCGGCATCCTCATCAACGAAGGCATCTTCGGCAGTTCGCCGAGCGAACCCGTGCTCGATGTCATCGAGAAGCTGCGGGAGCGCTTTCAGCAAGCGACTGACGCGCTCGACGAATGCGATCGCGAGCATCGGTTGTCGGCCGGCATGAGGCCAACGTTGCTGATCTACCGCGTGATCTGCGCCGATGAGGACACGAACAACTGGTGCGAAGAGGACCTTGGCAATCTGCGCGTGGCATTGAATGCGCTGGTGAGGGTCTTCAGGTTGTAACCACGTCAGAAGCCCGCACGGGCGCGCAGCAACCCGCAACGTCACGCACGAGAACGCGTTGAAAACAATGCAGAAACAGATTGACGAAGCGATCGATCGCTGTTAAAAGTTCCGATATTGGAATCTCAGAAATGCGCCCGAAGCACTCCGCTTCGGGCGTTTTTCTTTTCGGGGCAGCGCGCTGCATGCATGTCGTCGTCACCTTCCGCGACCAGATGCTCTCGCGCTACGCCGCACGGCTCGAGGCGCTTGGCGGCGGCAATGGCCGGGGCGTCCTGGCGCAGGCGCTGAACGAAGGTGGGCAGGCCGTGCGCTCCGCGACCGTCGCAGCCGAAACCGCGCAGACCGGTCTCCCCGGCGGCACGCTGGAGCGTGCGCAGCAAACGATCGAGGCAAGCGCTGGCTCGCTCAGCTACACGATCTGGTCGGAAGGCGGCAACGTCAGGCTGAAATACTTCGGCGCGAAGGAAGGCGGCGGCGGGGTTACCGCGCATCCGTGGAATAGGCCCACCTACTACGATCGCGCCTTCATCACCTCGGGCCCGCGTGGGCGCCGCGCGGCGTCGCCGAAACTCGGCGGGCAAATCTATCGCGGCGCAAGCAGGCGCTGGGGCGGGCCGATCTCGCTGGTGCGCTCGGGGTTGTTCATTCCGACCGAAATGACGAAGGGCCAGACCGCTGCGGCATTCGACAGGGGTGCGGCGAGCGTGCTGGCGACCACGGTGGTGTCAAGGCTTGGCGCGATGCTGCCGTGACGTCACCCGCCGCCAGCTGCACACGCAAACCGCCAATGGTTCCTTTTGGGCGACACTGTCCCGCTGCGGCGCGACGGCCCGATTGATCTGGATATTTCCGAATTTCGTTTTTGCGGTTTGGTTGCCAAAGCCCTCACAGGAACAGCCCGTAGATGACGACGCCAGAAGTCGTGATGCGCCCGGTTTCAGAGCTGAAACCATACGCGCACAACGCGCGCACGCATTCGCCGGAACAGATCGATCAGCTGGCGGCGTCTATCCGGGAATCCGGCTTCACCAACCCTGTGCTCGTCACGGCGGAGGGGATGATTGTCGCCGGTCACGGCCGCGTGGAGGCGGCGAAGGCGGCGGAAATCTCGCTGGTGCCCACCATCGTCGTTGGCGCCGACTGGACGCCGGCGCAGTTGCGCGCCTATGTGCTGGCCGATAATCAATTGGCGCTCAACGCCGGGTGGGATGACGATCTCTTGAAACAGGAGCTCGCCGATCTTTCCGCGGAAAGTTTCGATGTTGGCTTGGTCGGCTTCGACGCCGAACTGGTCGCGGGGCTTCTCGCGGCCGAGCCAACCGGCGGCCTTACCGACGAGGACGAGATCCCCGAGCCGCCCAAGCGGCCCGCGACGCGGCGCGGCGATTTGTGGCTCGTCGGCAATCACCGGCTGCTCTGCGGCGACTCGACGAGTCCAGAAGACGTCACCCGGCTGATGGACGGCAAGCGCGCCGCGCTCTTCGCCACTGATCCGCCCTATCTCGTGGACTACGACGGCACCAACCACCCGACGAAAAAGGGCGCTTCGACTCGGGCGAAGAAGATCGCCAACAAGGACTGGAGCGACGATTACATCGAGCAGAAACATTGGGACGACTCGTCTCAGGGGCCGCAGTTCTACGAAGCCTTCATGCAGGTCGCGATCGACTGCGCCATCGCCGAGGACGCCGCCTGGTATTGCTGGCACGCCTCGCGCCGACAGGCGATGCTGGAGGCGTGCTGGAAGAAATTCGACGTCCTGCACCACCAGCAGATCATCTGGGCCAAGAGTCGCCCAGTGCTGACCCGCTCGATCATGCTGTGGGCGCATGAGCCCTGCCTGTTCGGTTGGCGCTCCGGTAGGAAGCCGCGCGTCAACCGCGAGGGCTTCGATAGCTGGCCGACGACAGTGTGGAACATCCCCTCGAGCGAGATCGAGACGCGCGAGCATCCGACCAGCAAGCCGGTGCGGGCGTTCTCGCTGCCGATGGAATTGCACACGCTTCCGGGCGACATCTGCTACGAGCCCTTCTCGGGCTCCGGATCGCAGCACATCGCCGGCGAGAAGACCGGGCGCCGGGTCTATGGAATGGAACTCTCAGAGACCTTCTGCGACGTGATCATCAACCGCTGGCAGGCGTTCTCGGGGAAGACGGCCGTCCTCGACGGCGAGGGCGCGACTTACGATGAAATTTGTGTTCAACGCCTTGGCGAGGCGAAGGAAGCCGCCTGATGCAGTCGCGCGCCATGTCTCTCGTCGAGGCAGTCGTGAATGTGCTCGTTGGCTACGGCGTCGCGGTGGCCACGCAATTGATGGTGTTTCCCTGGTTCGGGTTGAGCACGACGATCGACCAGAACCTGACAATTGGGCTGATCTTCACCGTCGTGTCGTTGGTGCGCAGCTATGCTCTGCGGCGGCTCTTCGAAGAGATCCGGATACGTTGACACCAGAGATGAAAGCGCCGCTCGCAGTGCCGGGCGGCGCAATGATGTTAGTTTAGTCCTTCCTGAAGGCGTCGCCTTTCGTAGCGCGCCCGAGAGAAAGCTCTACGATCCGATCAATTATGCGGTTGCTATCTTTCCACTTCATCACGAGTTTACCTGGATCCATACCATACTCAGCCACTATGTCGCGCAGTTGCTCAAGGTCAAGGCCTGCCAGCTGCGCGCGCAATGCGCTCTCGCCGTGTCGAGCCAGTTCAACAGGGTCAATAACCGCGGGTGTTCGCCTGCCACCCTTGCGTTTTTTCTCGCCCGTAGCGAGTTTCTGCTGAGCAACAGCAGGATCAATATTTAGGGCAACCTCGATGCGAGAGCGAAATTCGGGATTCCGCTCAACTTCATCGGCGACTACCTGCATAAGCGCTGAAAGGATTTTTTTGATGCTCATGCATCAAGCTCCAATTTATCGAGAACCTCTTTTGCAAGATCGACATAGCGTTCAGCTAGATCTCCGTAACCGTACTTCTGTTTGAGGGTCCGGCGTTCCTTCTGGAATTCAGCTGCAGCCGCGATTTGGTTAGCTTGTCGAATCACGGTTTCGAAGACTGGAGGGTCGCCCTGCATGCGCAAGCTCTTCGAGACATTCACGTGAATCGTAGAGTTTTCCTGGTACTTGGTGATGACGATCCCTAGAGGTTCAATTTCTTCGGCGATCTCCCGCGAAAAGTTTTTCACACGCTTGATGATCTGCGGGATACCGTAGGTCGAAAGAACGTCCGGGACGGTCGGGATAATGTAGCCCTCCGAGATACGAAGACCGTTCAAGGTTATGATTCCGAGATTGGGTGGGCAATCAACGAGTACTAAGTCATAATCCTCAAGCTTAGCTTTAACCGCCAGCCTGAGAAGATCAATGGGCGTCACTGAGTAAAATTGCCCAGTTGGTGCGCTGGCAAGCTTGTCTTGCACATCGATCAAGTCAAGGCTGGACGGCAAGAGATCGATCTTCTCGGCGCCCTGCACGTCGGAGACCCCACGCTGAAGGGTCTTCTCGAGGTCAAAGTGCTTATCATGCGGATTCAGTGCATCTTTGAACAAAGTGGCGAGGGTCCAGCCTTTCTCGTTTAGCTCCTTCCATCGTGCTTCACCGATCAACATGGTGGTCGCGTTGGTTTGAGGATCTAGATCGATAACTAGAATTCGTTTGCCAAATCGGGCGGCGAGCGTCTCGGCGAGAGCGATAGTTGTGGTCGTTTTTGCCACGCCGCCTTTCAAATTGATCAGAGAAATCACACGAGCCATGGGTACCTTTCTCCTCCTCAGCCACGCCTGAACCTGTCTCAGCCTGAATACTGGTCCTGCACGGAGATCCGCCACTGGCCGCGGGAAATCAGCAAAGCGCACGCGCCAGTTGGCGACCGCTTGACGTGACACTCCGGCAAGTTCGGCAATCTCATTTATTCCCAGCAGGTCGTCTTCTGGAAGAGGCACGGCGGGGTCCTGTGACCGTTGTTCACAGCAACTGTTTACAATGGTCACAGAGGGTGGTCAAGTGGATAATCAGTTTCGCCGTGCGATCAGGTAGACCCGCCCGCGTCCATCGACCTTCTCGGAGACGATGGTGAGCCCGAGCTTCTTCTTCAGCGCGCCGGCGAATGCGCCGCGGACCGTGTGCTGCTGCCAGCCCGTCGCCTCGATGATCTCGGCGATGGTCGCGCCGTCCTTGCGCTGGAGCATGGCGATCATGGTCGCCTGCTTCGTCCCCTCGCGCGGCATCCGCTCCGGGGCGCCAGCGGGCGCTTTGGGTGCGGCTTTGGGGGGCAGCGCACCGGTCGCCGCGGCCTTCGCCTTCTTGGCCCCCGTGGTCGCCTGTGGGGCTTTTGCGGGCGTCTTGCTGGCCGCCTCAGCGGCGTTTTTCGGCTTCTTCGCCGACTCGGGCTCCACACCGATGGCGGCGTCACCGCCGCGGACCCTGGCGTTGACCTCTTCGAGCAGACCCCTCTTGATGAGGCTGCCGACGACGATCTTGACGGCGCCGCCCTTGAGGCGAGCCGGCAGCGGCAGCGCGATGCGCTCGGGATGTTCAGCTGCTTTCGAGAGGATGACCAGCTGGGTGTCGGAAAGTTGGGTCATGATGGGCTCCTTCAGCCGGAGATGGCGAGGATCGCCACCTTCTACGTGCTGAAGCCCGCGGTCGACGCGGGCGGGAGCCGGAGAGTTGGAAGGGCGCGCTATTCCGCGAATTCGCCTTCGTTGAAGGCGGAGTCCGTGATCTGTTTGAGAAGGCTCGCGTAATGCGCCAGCGAGCCGACATGCCCCCAGTTGATCTCGTCGGGCGTGCAGTCGAAATGGTCCTCGCTGAGCGCATTCAATCGCGCCAACATGGCGTCGATTTCGGCCTTCCTGGCGATGAAGGCGCTCAGCGACGCTTCATTCTGCTTGCTGTTTGTCATGCTCGCCTCCGTTTAGACGGCGACATACAGGCGTAGATCGGGCGGGAAGTGAAGGCAATTTCGCCATCACTTGGCGGGGTAATCTGCGACAATTCATCAGTAGGGTGATGATTATCGGATGAGCGACGCGCAGGCGCAGAATTCCGCCGGATTGATCACCGTCGCCAAGGCGGCAGCGCTCCTGATGGTTTCCGACCAATGGGTCCGCGATCTCGGCAAGAAGGGCTACATCCCCAAGCCCGTCGGCGGCATGGTGCCGCTCGTCGCCGCGGTGCAGGGCTACATCCGCTGGCTCAAGGATGAGGAGCGGCGCACATCGAAGAGCGCCGCCGCCTCTCAGGTGCAGCAGGAACGCGCGCTCGAGATCCGCATGCGCCGCGAGCGCGAGGCCGGCAATCTGATCGAGATGCGCACGGTCGAGACGATCTTCGCCGACGTGTGGGGCGCCTTCCGCTCCGAACTCGCCGGCGTGCCGGCGGCGGCCACGCGCGATCTGAGCCTGCGCGCCGATATCGAGACGAGACTGAATGACGCGCTTGATCGCGCCCGCGGCAGATTTGAGAAATCGAGCGCGACTCTACGAGCAGGTCGCGATCTCGACGTGGCCGGCGAAACGCCAGCCGCCTGACGAGTGGGCCTTCGAGAATATCGTCTATGGCCCGGAGACAGGCTGGCCCGGACCGCGCAATCCGGGCCTGACGCCGTATATGCGGGCTTTCTCCCGCGCCTTCGGCGACCACCGCTGGAAGCGCATCGTCGGGGTGACGGCGGCGCAGAGCGGCAAGACGGCGACGGTGCTCGACGTCATCGGCGAGCGGCTCGATAACCGGCCGGCCCCGATCCTTTATGTCGGGCCCAACAAGGAGTTTCTGACCGATCAACTCGAGCCGCGCATCGAGGAGATGTTCCGGCAGGCGGAGTCGCTCGGCGCGAAAGTCATCGGCGGGATCGAGAGCAAGGAGCAGAAGAAGACCTTAAAGCGCGTCGCGGGCGTGAGGCTGCGCCTGGCGCATGCCGGTTCCTCCGCAGCGCTCAAATCCGACGCCGCGGCGCTCGCCCTCGTCGACGAATACGACGAGATGATGCGCAACATTCGTGGCCAGGGCGATCCGCTCGGCCTGGTCGAGGCGCGCGGCGACACTTACGCCGACTTTCAGGTGGGGATCACCTCGACGCCGACGCAAGGGATGGTCGAGATCGTGCACGACGATGCGAGCGGCCTCGATTTCTGGAAGCCGGGTGAGGAAGACGACATCTCGTCGCCGATCTGGCGGCTGTGGCAGGAGGGCACGCGCCATCACTTCTGCTGGCCGTGCCCCGACTGCGGCAGATACTTCGTGCCGCGGTCGAAACTGCTGCATTATCCGAAAAACGCGACACCCTCACAGGCGCTCGCCAATTCCTGGCTCGAATGCCCGCATTGCGGCTTCGAGATCCGTGAGGAGCACAAGGCTTTCTGCAACGCCAATGGCGCCTTCGTCGCGCCGGGGGAATTGATCGACGCCGAGGGGGTGATTTCGGAAGCGCCGGCGGAGACGACGACGCTGTCGTTCTGGATTTCCGGCTTCTGTTCGCCATTCAAGACCATCGGCGAGCGCGCCGAGCGTTATCTGCGCGCGCTGGCCTCGGGCGAGCAGGACAAGATCCAGACGGCGGTCAACGCCGGCTTCGGGGAACTCTATCTCGCCGACGGCGGCGAAGTTCCCGAATGGACGGAAGTCGTCAAAATGCGCGAGGCTTACGCCGAGCGCGTCCCGGACGGCGTGCTGTTCCTCGTCGCGGCGGTGGATGTCCAAGGCAACCGGCTCCCCTATGTCATCCGCGGATTTGGCGCAGGCGGCACGTCCTGGCTGATCGAGCATGGTTACATCTGGGGCCCGACCAAGGATCAGGAGGTGTGGCGGCGCCTGTCGGAAAAACTGACGACGCCGATCGAGGGCCGGCCGATCAAGATCGCCTTCATCGACTCGGGCTTCCGTCCGGGCAAGAAGGAGTCGCTGCCGATCCATCGAGTCTATGAGTTCTGTCGCAAGCACAAGCGGTTCGTGTTCGCGAGCAAGGGCTCGTCGACGCCGATGGCGCGGCCGCTGATCGAGTCGGCGATCGAGGTCACCGGGATCGACGGCAAGGCCAAGAAATACGGTCTGCATCTCTTAAGGCTTGACACGGACCATTGGAAAGCCGTCGTCCACGAGCGCCTGTCTTTCGACCGCGACGCGCCCGGCGCGCTGCGCCTGAACGACGCCGCGGATGACGATTACTGCCAGCAACTGGTGGCGGAGGCTCGGGTAAAGGGCCCCTCGGGCCGCTGGATATGGGTGTCGCGTTACCGCGAGAACCACTTTCTCGATTGCGAGGCGATGGCGGCCGCTGCGGCGTGGCGTGTCGGCTCGGATCGACAGAAAGCCATCAAGGCGGAAACCAGGTCTTCGACGCCCGAGAGCCTGGATCCGCCCGACCTTGAGGCGGCTCCTCAGGCCAAAGTGCCGGAACCCATCGTCGCGACGGCAATGGCGCAGAAAGCCATCCGCGCCCGCTTCGCCAGCTTTGCGCGCAGGTTGAACCGATAGGAACCGCATGGGCCTGCTCGATCGTCTCGGCGCGCTCTTGGGCGGCGCCCGGGCGCCAGCGCGCGGCCGCCCCGGCGCGGCCTACATGCGCAACGAGCGCCATGCGCTGTTCGAAAACTGGTATCCGATCCTGCGTGACCCGCGCGAGGATGTGCGCGCCGCGTACTGGCGCGCCGCCGCGCGCACGATCGATCTGCTGCACAATTCCGGGTGGATCGCCGGGGTGGTGAACAAGGGCTGCGCCTCGATCATGGGGACCGGCCTGAGGTTGGCGTCAAAGCCCGATTACGGAGCGCTCGGGTGGGAGCAGAAAGCGTCAGACAGTTGGGCGCGAGAAGTTGAACGACGATGGGAGCTCTGGGCGAATACGCCGCTCGAATGCGACGCCGCCGGCAAGCATGACGTCCATCAGCTATGCAAGGCGGCGCTCAGGAGCTACTTCGCCCATGGCGAGTGGATTGCGTGGTATCGCTGGTTGCCTAGGGCCTGTTGGGATTCAGCGTGAGTTTATCACAGCTGCGGCGAGATGGATCATGGCCGAGAAGCTTTGATCTGTCTTGTCCGCCCGCAGCGCGATGCGCTTGAACTCTTTGAGCTTGCCGAAGA